GTATATCCTACCATCTCATCTGGTAAGACAACGAAAGTTATTATCATTTCTACCCCACAGGGTATGAATATGTTTTACAAGCTATGGCACGACGCAGAGCGGGGGAGAAACGGTTACGTGCCCCTAGAAGTGCATTGGAGTCAAGTTCCTGGCAGAGATCAGGCATGGAAGGAAGAGACCATCAGGAACACCTCTGAGAGGCAATTCACACAAGAGTTTGAATGTGAGTTTTTGGGATCCGTTGATACTCTCATCTCTGCTTCAAAACTTCGTTCTATGGTTTATGAAGATCCTATTCAAGATAATAGTAAAGGATTAAAAATATACGAAGAAGTGAAAGATGATCACGACTACATCATGACAGTTGATGTATCTCGTGGTACAAATAATGACTTCTCTGCTTTTGTTGTTTTTGATGTCACCACACTGCCTTGGAAGGTAGTCGCTAAGTATCGCAATAATGAAATCAAACCAATCCTATTTCCAAACATTATTGATCAAGTAGCGCGTAACTATAACAAATGCTATATACTAATTGAAGTGAATGATATTGGTGAACAAGTAGGTAACATTCTTCACTATGACTTAGAGTATCCTAATATTCTAATGTGTGCGATGAGAGGTAGAGCTGGACAGATTGTAGGTCAGGGATTCTCTGGCACCAAATCTCAACTTGGATTGAAGATGTCTAAAGTGACTAAAAAAGTTGGATGTTCTAACTTAAAGACATTGATTGAAGATGATAAACTTCTTATTCCAGATTACGAAATTATCAGTGAACTGACTACATTTATTCAAAAGAATCAATCGTTTGAAGCAGACGAAGGATACAACGATGATCTTGTAATGTGCTTAGTTATCTTTGCATGGTTAGCAGTGCAACCCTACTTCAGGGAAATGACTGATAACGATGTTCGTAAACGAATATACGAAGAACAGAAAAATCAAATAGAACAAGACATGGCACCCTTCGGTTTTATATCTGATGGAGTTACTGACGTTGAAGAAAAATTTGTAGATGAAGATGGCAATGTCTGGTATACCGATGGTTATGGTAATCCTTTTGCAGACGTGGAGTATATGCTTGGTTTCTAATGGACGACTTAGAAGATCAGATTTCATTAGAGCATCTATTATTCCGAGAAAGGCAATGTAGGATTTGTGGTGAAGTTAAAGATTTAATGTCTGATTTTTATGTAATTCGTCGAACAAAAAAATATCTTCCTTCTGCATATTCTTATGAGTGTAAAGATTGTACTATAAAAAGAGTACAATCAAGTCGTAGTAAAAAGAAACAACAGCATCCTACATGGGATTATCCCGACTGGTAAAGTGTTCATGCATTGTTTCCCCATTTGAAATACACAAAATAATAAATATTTGTAGATTAAAAATGAACTAATTTTTCAGAGGAGACAAACATGGCTGGTCAAGTATCACCTGGAATTGTTCTAAGAGAGCGTGATTTAACTACACAAACAATCGTAAATTCCCAAGCAAATGCTGCTGCTCTTGTTGGTAGCTTTGCACAAGGTCCAGTAGGAACGATTGTTGAGATCACTACAGAAAGAGAACTCTTAGAAGTATTCGGCGCACCTAATAGCAGTAACTATGAAGATTGGTTTGTAGCACAAACATTTCTTTCATACGGTGGAAGATTAAAAGTTGTTCGTGTAGCAGACACTTCGCTCAAAAACGCAGTAGATGACACCACAGCAACTGCTGTAGCAGTTAAGTCAGATGCTGATTTTCTCGCAAACTTTAGCACATACGATTGGAAGTTTGCAGCAAGAACAGCTGGTACATGGGCAAATGGATTAAAGATTGCAATTGTAGATGGAGGTGTTGCAAACTATGCAACCGCCACAATTTATGGTAGTGTTCTTTGGAGCACAATTGCAAACGATCCTGGTGGAGCAGATGATATTCACATCGCAGTATTAGATGCAAACGACAATATTTTAGAAACCTTCTTATATCTTTCCAGAGTATCAACTGCTAAAGATGCTCAGGGCGCTTCAATTTTTTACAAGAACGTAATTAACAATCGTTCTAAGTACGTCTATGCTGGTCCAGAGAATGCTGCAGCTGGAGAATCAGATGTAACATTAGCAGGTGGTGTGGACGCTTACACAACCACAGTATCTGACATTACTGCAGCATATGATCTTTTTGAAAATTCAGAAGAAATTGAACTTGATTTTGTACTCTGTGGCGGAAGTCTTGCAGTAGAGGCAGATCAAGTAACCAAAGCACAAAAAGTAATTGCTCTTGCTACAACAAGAAAAGATTGCATTGCTTTTGTTTCTCCTCATAGCGGATTACTTGCTCTATCGACTACATCTGCTAAGAGAGATGATATCTGCACGTTCTTTGATTCCGTAGGAACAAGCAATTCATACACAGTATTTGATAGTGGTTACAAGTACATCTATGATAAGTATAATGATACTTATCGCTATATTCCTTGCTGTGCAGATGTTGCTGGTCTTTGTGTAGAAGTTTCTGCAACTCAAGAAGACTGGTTCTCTCCTGCTGGTCTCAACAGAGGCAATCTCAAGAACGTAGTCAAACTTGCATACTCCCCATCCAAAACAGATAGAGACAAGCTTTATCTGAAGAGAGTAAATCCAATTGCTACTTTCCCTGGTCAAGGAACAGTTCTTTTTGGAGACAAAACTGCTCTTGCAACTCCAAGCGCATTCGACAGAATTAATGTTCGTCGTCTTTTCCTTGCGATTGAAAAAAGAATTGGTCAACTTGCCAAGACTGTAATGTTTGAATTGAATGATGAAACAACTAGAACTTCATTCTATTCAGCTGCAACTTCTTATCTTTTTGAAGTTCAGTCAAAGAGAGGAGTTACTGATTTCCTCGTAGTTTGTGATACTTCAAATAATACTCCAGATGTCATTGATAGAAATGAATTTGTTGCTGAAATTTATGTAAAACCAACTCGTTCAATTAACTACATTACAGTTACTTTTGTTGCTACAAGATCTGGCGTAGAGTTTTCTGAAGTAGTAAGAACTAACGCTTAATATTAATTTCAAAAACTATTTACGAGGTAAAAACAGATGGCAATTAATAGCAAAGTTTCTGAATTTTTAGATAAAATTCAACAGGGCGTCAGGCCCAATATGTTTCTATGCAACTTTGAGTTTCCTAATAACAACAGACCAGGACCAACTGAGCAAGAATTAGTTGATATTATGTGCAAATCTGCTGCTCTTCCTGCATCTAACTTAGGTGTTATTGAAGTTCCTTTCAGAGGAAGAACAGTAAAGATTGCTGGAGACAGAACATTTGATACATGGACAGCAACCTTTATCAACGATAAAGACTTCAAGATTCGTCAGTTTATGGAAAAGTGGATGGAGAATATCAACAAGCATGATGACAATACTGCTGTTGCTATTGTACCTGAGGTTACAACTGGTTACACTGGTAACATTCTAGTTAAGCAACTAGAAAGAGATAATAATCCAGGTGCTTCAGTTGTCAGACAATACAAATTATGGGATGTTTTTCCAACCAACATTTCTCAGATCGATCTTGCTTATGATAGCAATGATCAGATTGAAGATTTCACAGTTGAGTTCCAACTACAGTATTGGACAGTAGAAGGTGGTGTTGGTCGTGGAGCTAACGGCGGAATAGCGTGATAAATAGTTGAAAGTCAGTGAGATAACTTAAACATGAGTCAACTATTTGGATTCTCAATTAAGAGTAAACAGGAGGAATTGAAAGGTCAGTCCCCAATTCCTCCTTCAGCAGATGATGCAGTAACCACCGTAGCAGGTGGCTATTTTGGTTCGTATGTAGATATCGATGGCGTAGCGCGTAATGAGTTTGATCTCATTAAGCGTTATCGTGATATGTCAATGCACCCAGAAGTTGACTCTGCGATTGATGAGATTGTCAACGAAGCAATTAATTCAAGTTTAGATGACACTCCAGTTTCTATTGAGTTATCTAACTTAGAAGTAAGCGAATCAATTAAGAAAAAGATCAGAGAAGAGTTTCAATATCTTCTACGTCTTCTTCATTTTGATACAAGAGCACACGAAATTTTTAGAACATGGTATATTGATGGTCGCATATACTATCATAAAGTTATTGATCTTGCAAATCCAAAAGCAGGAATTACAGAACTCAGATATATTGATCCACTGAAGATTAAAAAAGTCAGAGTTCAAAACAAAGATCCAAGACTATCGCAAGTATTATCAGCGAATACAGCAGACCCATCTAATGCACTTGCATATGATTTTGGAAATTATGTAGAATACTACATGTATAATCCTAAGGGATTCATCAGTTCAACCTTCGACGTTAACAACGCAACGAGTGGCGTCAAGATTGCAAACGATGCAATCACTTATGTTCAGTCTGGTATTCAAGATCTCAACAAAAAGATGGTCTTGAGTTTCCTACACAAAGCAATCAAATCACTGAACCAGCTTCGCATGATTGAAGATGCGCTGGTTATTTACCGTCTGTCACGCGCACCAGAAAGAAGAATTTTCTACATTGATGTAGGTAATCTTCCTAAGGTTAAAGCAGAGCAATACCTCAGAGAGGTAATGGCACGTTACAGAAACAAACTAGTTTATGATGCACAGACTGGTGAGATTCGTGATGACAAAAAGCATATGAGTATGCTTGAGGACTTCTGGCTCCCTCGTCGTGAAGGTGGCAGAGGAACTGAAATCACAACTCTGCCTGGTGGTCAAAATCTGGGTGAACTGAAGGATGTCGAATACTTTAAAAAGAAACTATACAACTCTCTCAACCTTCCACCATCACGTTTAGATGATGCCAATCAAGGATTCTCGCTTGGTCGTTCATCTGAAATCCTTCGTGATGAACTTAAGTTTGCCAAGTGGATTGCAAGACTTCGCAAGAAGTTTAGTGCAATGTTCCACGACATGCTCAAGACTCAACTGATTCTAAAAGGAATTATTGCTCCCGAAGATTGGGAAGAGATGCAAGAGCATATTCAATATGACTATCACTTTGATAATCATTTTGAAGAACTTAAGCAAGCAGAATTGATGGGCAATCGTTTGCAAGTTGCTACTCAATTAGATCCTTTCTTAGGAAAATATTATTCAATTGAATATGTCAGAAAGCAAGTTCTTATGCAAACTGATGCTGAGTATGATGAGATTACTAAGCAGATGGAAAATGAAATTGCGGAAGGAAAAGTTCCTGATCCAATTCACACAAACCTAATGAATGCAGCGACTTTGGAGTTGGGGGCTGCACCACCACCTCCACCAGAACCAGCTGCAGCACCTAAACCTAAAACATCAGAAAAATAAATAATTTATTATAGGTAAATTAAATGGACACTTTTGAAGTAGTTAATGCCGTTCGTGACGGCAATCGAGTTCAAGCACTCGATAAAATCGCTGACATCCTCTATGGAAAAGCAGCGGAAGCAATGAAAGATTACAAACAAGTTGTTGCACAATCTTTCTTTGATGAACCAGAAGCCCCCGAAGAGGAGGTAGAAGAAACACCAGCAGAGGAACCAGAACAATGAAACTAATCACCGAGAGTATTGAGGATATTCAAATCCTTGAAGAAGAAGCAAACGGAAAAAAATTACTTTACATTGAAGGGGTATTCCTTCAAGCAGATTTAAAAAATCGCAATGGTAGAGTATATCCTTACAACGTACTAGAGCGTGAAGTAGGAAGATACAATGAGCAGTATGTTGCAGCTGGTCGTGCTCTCGGTGAATTGGGTCATCCTGATGGTCCTACGGTAAATTTAGATCGCGTGTCTCATAAAATTGTTTCACTCAAAGCAGAAGGAACAAATTTTATTGGTAAAGCACAGATCCTAAATACACCAATGGGAAACATTGCCAAGTCACTTCTTGAATCAGGAGTCAAGCTTGGTGTTTCTTCAAGAGGCATGGGTTCTATCGAAGAGAAGAATGGTGCCAATTATGTTCGTGATGATTTTATGCTCGCAACTGCTGCTGATATTGTAGCAGATCCTTCTGCACCCGATGCATTTGTTAACGGAATCATGGAAGGAAAAGAGTGGGTATGGGAAAATGGCATTATTAAAGAAGTTAATATTGCTAAATACCAAAGATATATTTCTGAATCAACCAGAAAAAATATTGAGGAGAGGTCGTTAAAAGCTTTTAACCACTTCTTACAAAGTTTATAATTTAATAAATAATCATAGAATAAACACATATTTAGAATTACGAGGAATCTCAAATGTCAGATAACTTAAACGAAAAGTTTGAGGAGCTTGTAACTGAGTCAGATGTAATGACGAGTGCTCTCTCTCCCGCTATTGTTCCTGGACAATCATCTGGTATCGGTCAGTACATGCATCCTGTAACAGGTCAAGTCAGCGACGCACAAACACGCGGCGGTCACAAGGACTCAGGATTTGAACTACCAACATCGCTTGCTCCTGGTCAATCAGAGGAAGATAACGGCGGTTCAGATTTTGAATCACCTGAGGGTGAGGACAATCCTGGTGCAAAAGCTGCTAAGCACAACAAAAGAGTTTCGGATGACCAGACTCGTGGCAAGCACCAAGATTCAGGATTCTCGGTTAAGTCATCTGGTTATGGCGTTGAGAATGGTCCTAACAATACAAAAGTATTTGGTATGGAAGCAATTAACTATTCCGCTGCGGAAGATGTTGCTGCCCTTACCGAAGGTGGAGAGTTCTCCGAAGATTTCAAAGCGAAAGCAACGACAATCTTTGAAGCTGCTGTCAAGTCACGCATTGAAGAGCAAGTAACTTCAATCGCCGCTCAACTTGAAGAGCAGTTCTCCGCTAAACTCCAAGAGGAGATTGCAACCCTTGCAGAGAAAGTTGACGAAACACTCAACTATGCAATCACCACTTGGGTAGAAGAGAACCAAGTTGCACTCGATGCAGGTCTCAAGCTTGAGATCGCTGAAGAGTTCATGGGTGGTCTCAAGAAAGTTTTTGAAGAAAACTACCTCGATCTCCCATCGGAGAAAGTCAATGCCGTTGAAGCAATGACTGAGGAGCTTTGTGAAATGGAAGGTCGCCTCAACGAACAGGTTGAGCGTAATATTGAACTTAATAATAAACTCGCTGGTTATCAAAAGCAAGTCATTCTTTCAAATATGAGCGAAGGACTTGTAGATACTCAAAGAGAAAAACTTGCTTCTCTTGCTGAAGGAGTAGAGTTTGTTTCTGAAGAAGACTTCAAGAACAAAGTCGCAACTCTCATTAGCAGCTACTTCCCTAAGCATGTAGTAACTGAGCAAGTAACACCCGAAGTCTCAGGCGAGCAATCATCAGAAGAAGTATCACCAGCAATGGCTGCATACCTTCAGGCGATTTCACGCTGGAGCAACTGATTTAAACAATAACCCCATCTAACTCAAAGGAGTAAAAGCAAAATGTCTGATCTAAGAATTTTGCAGGAAAAGTGGGCACCTGTTCTAGGTCATAAGGATCTTCCAGAAATTGCAGATCCATATCGTAGAAAAGTTGTCGCTACCCTGCTAGAAAACCAAGAGCGTGCAATCCGCGAAGAGCATGGTATGCTCAACGAAGTTGCTGTCAACTCGCTCGGCGCTGCCACCATTTCACCTGGCGGTTCAGCTCTATCATCGACCAACACTGCTGGTCTTGCTGGTTTCGATCCCATCCTAATCAGCCTAATCCGCCGTTCAATGCCTAACCTTGTCGCTTATGACATCGCTGGCGTTCAACCAATGAGCGGTCCTACTGGTCTTATCTTCGCAATGCGTGCTCGTTACGAGAACCAAGGCGGCGCTGAGGCTCTCTACTACGAACCAGATGAAGGTTTCTCAGCTGGTTACGATGCCAATCAGGGCGACTATGCTGTTCGTTCTGCTGCTGGTAGCGGTGGCGATGCTGAGGGCAACAACCCTGCAGTTCTCAACGATTCTTCACCTGGCACCTATGAAGTTGCTCGTGGCATGAGCCGTGAGACTTCAGAAACTCTTGGCGAAGCAAACAAACTCTTCCGCGAGATGTCATTCAGCATCGAGAAGACCTCGGTGACTGCTAAGACACGCGCTCTCAAAGCAGAGTACACCCTAGAACTCGCTCAAGACCTCAAGGCTATTCATGGTCTTGATGCTGAGCAAGAACTAGCCAACCTTCTCTCAAGCGAGATCCTCGCTGAGATCAACCGTGAAATCATCCGCACCGTTTACACTGTTGCACTTCCTGGTGCTCAGAACGACGTTGCTACTCAGGGTACTTTCGACCTTGATATCGATTCAAACGGTCGTTGGATGGCAGAGAAGTTCAAGGGTCTTCTATTCCAGATTCAGCGTGATGCAAACGCTATCGGTCAACTCACCCGTAGAGGTAAGGGCAACTTCATGATCTGCTCTGCAGACGTTGCTTCCGCTATGAGCATGGCTGGTATGCTTGATTACGCTCCT